ACAGGTTCAAATGAAGCTAAAATAGCAAAAGTTAAAGACCTAAATATAGATATTCACTACGATAATAATCCGGATGTTGTTAAGGCATTAGGACCTATCGGTAAATTATTTCAAGGATGATCACACCTGAAGAGTTTTTAAAATGTGAGTTAGAATGGGGTATCTCAGCAACTAATGAAGCATTTACTGATTTAGCTAAGGCTACAGTTAAGCAACTAAGAGATTATGATTTCAAATCTGTATTAGACTTTGGTGCAGGAACAGGAGTTTATGCCGAAGCATATCGCAAAGCAGGTTATGAGACTAATGCTTATGAGATTTGGGATGCTCACAAAGAATATATTAAAACTAATTTTCCTGAATTAAATATAATAGATAAGCCTATTACTACAGATTTAATGAACTTTATTGAGGTAGCAGAACATATGACTGATAAGGAACTTAACTCATTATTTAAGTCAATAAAACCTAACTACATTTTATTCAGTTCTACATCTAATAAGACTTCATGGGATGAAGATTGGGGCCATATTAATGTTAAAGAACAGTCAGAATGGATTGAATACTTTACTAAGATAGGTTATGAACTAATTAAAGAATTAAACTATCCGACTAACTACACTAAATTATGGCAAAGGATAAGCAAGTAAATAATAAATTATCATTCGGTAAACGTAAGGTAGGTAAACCATTTAAACGTAAGTCACCAAAGGATAAACAAACTAAACAATATAAAGGACAAGGAAGATGAATGACGATTATCAAATGCAATACTTTTGGAAATGAATAGCAAGTCAGAAGATTTTATAAAGAATTTACCTATTTGGGCAGATGAATATATTGATGTATGTTTAAACCATACAAAGGAAGTTGCTACAGGCTCAGGTAAAATAGTTAATCAAAGAGAAAGACATATACCTACAATCGCATTCTTTTTGAATATATGGCTTCCATTTAATAAAGGTGATACAATCGTAAGGAATACATATTATGATTGGTTAAAGAGTGATAATGACCTTAAAAAGGACACTATAAAAAAGATAGATGACAAATTTAACTCTTTAGCAGTTGATATTGTTGCAAATGAGGGTAAGGGTATATTCTATGCTAAGAATAAATTAGGGATGACAGATAGAGTAGAAAGTAAGAATGAAAACCTAAATAAGAATATTCAAGTTGAGGTCATTAAGTCAGATGCACCAATAGCTAATAATGAGAAAGATATAAGTTTAGACTAATGGAAGATGAACTAACACTTACTTATGAGATGTACTATTCTAAAGTATTGAATGAGTTTGTGTACCATGTATTGAATTAATTATGTTTAAGACCTCCTGTTTATTTGAAGCTAATTATAATGCTACAGAAGATATATTAATCAATCAAGGGGGTAGTTCATCAGGCAAAACATATTCTATCTTACAAGTATTATTTACTAAAGCAGTTAGTGAGTACAATGTAATTACAGTTGTAGGTGAATCAATACCTAACCTTAAAGCAGGTGCATTAAGAGATGCACTTGACATCTATAATAACTCAGAAGTATTAAAGTCATTTGTAACTGATTATAATAAGTCAGATAGGATATTTACATTCCTTAATGGTTCAGTTATGGAATTTAAGTCTTATGAAGATTCGCAGGGAGCCAAGTCAGGTAAGAGGGATTATCTATTCATTAACGAAGCACAAGGTATAAGCTATGACATATTCAATGAATTATACATGCGAACTAAGAAACAAGTTTATATTGATTATAATCCGAATGCTGAATTTTGGGTACATGAACAACTATTGAAACAAGGCAATGCAAAACTATTTATATCGGACCATCGGCACAATCCATTTGTACCACAAAAGATAAGAGATAAGATTGAGGGCCTAAGATTCAAAGACATGGAACTATTTAAAGTTTATGCTCGTGGATTGACTGGTAAGATTGAGGGGTTGATATTTAGGAACTTTGATATTATTGATGATATACCAATGAATGCTGAACTAATCGGATTAGGGATGGACTTTGGATTTACTCAGGATCCAACTACATTAGTAAAGGTATTTAGGCATAATGGTGAATTAATCATAAAAGAACTAATATATCAAACAGGACTAACCAACTCAGATATAATTAATAAGTTACATAATTTAGGAATAACTAAACAGATGCACATAATAGCTGATAGTGCTGAGCCTAAGTCAATCGAAGATTTAAGGAGGGGTGGATTCAATGTTGATGGTGCTAACAAAGGACCTGATAGCATTAGAAACTCAATAGATACATTGAAAGCATTTAAGATTAATATAACAAGGGATTCAGTTAATGTGATTAAAGAGTTTAGGAGTTATAAATGGATTGATGGTAAGCCTAATATACCTGTAGATTATAATAACCATACCATTGATGCGATTAGATATGTAGCATTGAATAAGATTAATAAGAATACAGGTAAGTATAGTTTTATGTAATATCCGAACCATTGGCTCGGAAAACAAATAAGGCCGGAATGAACGAAACCGACCTTATAAGATAACAACAAAAAACACATTCAAATATACACAAATATTTCTAAAATATTGTAATTTAATAATAATGAGAATACCAACATCTTATAAACAGATAACAGTTGAGCAATACCAACAGATTGAACCATTGATAAATGGCAATTTAGATGACCAGGTTAAAATACTATCAATACTTTCAGGTTTGTCAGTAGCTGAGATTGAAGCTATTGAAATAAAGAAAGTTAGAAGATACTTTGTACTATTATCTTTCTTAAAGAGCCAAAAATGGAATAAGAATCCAAAAAAGTACTTATTTATCAAAGGTAAATTATATAGGGCCACAACCGACGCTGAGATGTTAAATACTGCTCGTTATGTTTCAATCAGTACATTGATGCAAGATAACAAGGCTATTGAGAATTTAGCTGATATTGGTGCATTGTGTTATGAGAAACTAACTTGGAAAGGTTTTAAATATAGTGATAAATATCACAAAGAACTATCTAAGGAATTAAAGAAACAAAGTATTAAAAATATATATCCGGTTGTTTTTTTTTGTTTAAGAGCATTACTTCACTTGAGCAAAACTTCGGTAGCTTATTTGGAAGCGGAGAAAACAATTCAGGAACGGATGGAGGAGATAATGGTTTTAATCCAAGAGGGGATTTTGAACGATACTGGGGATGGCAACATATAATCATTGAAATGAGTGAGGGTAATCCAATAGTTGAAGATGCGATATATGAATGGGAAGTAATAAGATTTTTAAATAGATTATCTTACTTAAAAGAGAAAGCACAGGTTGAAGAGCAAATAAACAGAATGAAACTATTAAACAATGGCAGATAGTGTAGAAAGTCAATTAAAGCAGTTATTAGATAACTTTGGGATTCAATTAGCAAAGGACCTTGAAGTATCAATGAATAAGGCTTTAAAGGATGGTAGTGGATTTGGTAGAGTTCAACAAGCAGCGTTGCAATTTAATCCTAAGGTTACAACTAATAAAGATGCAACTGTTTTAAATATAAATGCTTCAGATTGGTATTGGCAAATCATTGAGTATGGTAGGAATGGTAAGAAAAAGAAATGGCATAGTAGACCTGGAGCAAAGTCAAATCCTAAAGCACCTCCTGCTGATGTTATATTAGATTGGATTAAAAAGACAGGAATAAAACCTGATGGAGTAAAGAGCCTTAAAGGTTCAAAGAATAAGTCAGCATTAAAAACAAGTAATAAAAATAAATACGAACAATTAACATTCTTAATTCAAAGAAAAATAGGAAACTTTGGTATAAAACCTAAGCCATTTAGAGATAGAGTGATTGAGGATGGTAGATTAGATAAATTAGAACAAGACATTGCTAAAATAATAGGCAAAGACATTACATTACAATTAACAGGAATATAAAATGGCAGTATCATTAATACAAACTCCATCTACAACAAAAGTAACTCCGGCATATAATGAGAATTGGTTTATTGCAAGTTCAAATCAAACTTCTCAACCTAATTTTAAATTTACAGTTAAAATAACCGATGTCTCAACTGCAACACAATGGACCGAACAGATAGAGCCTGTTTATGGTACTAATAAAATCTACTTTGATGCAGGTGCTTACGCTGAGAAATACATGGTTAATTTCTTTGATGATAATAGTTATGGATGGCAGTTATGTACTAATGCTTATAGGAAAATAACAGTTAATATAGGTGAAACTTATGGTAGTACACCAACCTATGCATCAGGAACTAATTTAACTTACAATGTATGGAATGGTGGATTAGATACTCAGACATTCGCTTATTACAATGCTGACAATTACTTATATAATCAAACTACTCCTAATTATAGTTTATTGACAACTGTAGGAGGATTAAAAGTTTATTCAGATAGAAGTAATTATTTATATTTTTTAGGAACTGTTGGAAATACAACAGATTTACCTTATATCTCAATAGCTACTTATGATTCTAATGGTGGATTTATAGCTACATCAACAATAGATAGACCATCTTATTCAACTGGATTAATACAACATCAATATCAATGTATAGATATAGGAGTTAAGGGATTAACCTCAATAGCTTCAGGATTAGTTAGTGGTACTTATCCGATTATTACATCTTCAGTTGCAAGTTATGAAATATCAATACCTGCAAGTCCAAGACCTATTAAATTAGGGATGAATTATATTACTTGTAATCCAAGATACACTGTTTATACTTTACACTACCTTAATCAGAAAGGTGGATATGATACATTGCATTGTAGCAAGGTATCTGAGAAAACATCTACAAAATCAGCAACTACATTTAAGCAGAATCCTTGGAACGAAGTATCAAATGTAATGACTTATAATCCATCAATGATGTTGGAAAAAACACAAGGTATTACAATTACTGATTCATTAAAACTTAATAGCGATTGGCTAACTCAAGATGAGTTTGACAGACATCGTGATTTATTTGCTTCAACTGATATAAGATTAGATTTAGGAAGTTCAACACCTAATATAGCAGTTAAGATAACCAATGGTAATTACATTCAAAAGAATAGTGATAGATTGAGAATGTTATCATTTGATTTAAGTTACACATTTAACAACCATAGACAGCGTGGCTAATAATATAAAAGTAATACTAATAGACCAAAATGATGTAGAATATGATGTAAGTTATATTCAAGAGATACCTATCTCATTAAACTTATTAATAGCAGATGTTAGAAGTCCTGATAAGCGTAATGCATCATTTAGTAAGACAATTACATTTCCAGGTACTAAGGAAATAGATAGATTCTTTAGTTTAATTTGGAAAATCAATTTAGAACTAACGACATTTGACCCAAGATTAAAATGTGGTATTCGTTATTATGTTAATGAGAAAATACAATTAAAAGGAGACTTACAATTATTGAATATTGAAGTAGACCCATTAAGTAAAGAAATTACTTATTATACCTCAGCTACAGGGACATTAGGAAATTTATTTATAGAAATAGGTGATAAACTTATAACAGGTAATGTTGATAGTGCAAATGATATTGATTTAAGTGCAGGTAATCATATATTGAATCAAGCACAATTAGTAGCTACATGGACTCCGCCATATTCTCCTATGTTTGTTTATGGATTAATAGATTATGGAAAGAATTTAGGAAATCCAAGTAACTTTAATATTCAAGATTTAAGACCTGCATTAAGAAAGAAATATTTATTAGATAAGATATTTTCTAAAGCAGGATATACTTATACATCTAATTTTTTAAATAGTACCGAATACTTTAATTTTGTTTTACCGGCTACAGAAGAGAATTTATTAATGTCAGCAACTGATATTGCTAATAATCAATTTTATGCAGGTAGAGTAACAACTGAACAAACATTCAGCTATTCATTAACATTTACAAGTTCATTATTATGGTATTATCAAACAGCAATAGCGGGTACTTCTGTTATTCCTGTACCTCCAACAATATCTCATGTATTAGTATTTAATGACGATTCAACTGCTCCTTATAATGATGCAAGTAATAGTTATAATACAACTACAGGTGGAGTTCAATTTCCAAATACAATTATAAGGAATTATAATTCTGTAGTTAATTTTTATTTAGTATTTAATACTTCAGTTGCTGCTGCAACTTGTCAATATAATGGTAATGTTAATTTAAGAATAGGTACTACAGTAACTACAATTACAATTAATGGATATTTATCTCCTCCATCACCTCAGAATGTATTTACATCTTATATTTATCAACATTCAATAGTTCATCAAACTAATAGTACAACTTATGTAGGTAATCCATTCAATGTAAGATTTTCATTAGATTATTTATTTAATGTTAATCTATTGGATGCTTCAAATAATCCAATATCTACAGGAACTGTTTCTATTGATGTATATATGCAAACGGGTTCATTCTTTAATGCTACTTTACTTGATTATAACATTATGGAGGGTGGTACTGTAGAAATGAATCAAATACTACCAACTCAAACTAAACAATTAGACTTCTTAACTTCTGAGATTAAACTTCATAATCTTTATATGGAGGTAGATCCTGATAATGATAAAAATTATATAATTGAGCCAAGGGAAGATTTTTATTCAGGTCAGTTAGATTGGACTAATAAATTAGATTTAAGTAAAAAATATAAAGTAGGACCTGTATCATTATTAGATGCTAAGAGATATGAATATACATATCAAACGGATTCGGATAAATATAATAAAGATTATTATGAAACATATAAGGAAGTTTATGGTTTTAATTTTCATGATAATATTTCAGATTTTGTAAAGCCTACAGTTAAGACCGATGTAATATATGCAGCAACTCCGATTGTAGGAAATAACGTAAATGGTCTTGTAATACCGAAACTTTATAAGGAAGATAATAATCAAATAAAGAATTTAAAATGTAAAATAAGGTCATTATACTTTGGTGGATTAATTAATCTTAATTATGGTTCATGGAATTTAATTACATCAACCGGAACTACAAATTATACTAATTATCCATATATAGGACATAATGATAATCCATACAATCCAACAAAGGATTATAATTGGGGATTACCTAAGCATGTTTATTATACATTTCCTAATTTAACTTATACTGATAATAATCTTTACAATAGATTTTATTCTCGTCAAGTTAAACAATTAACAGACCAAAATAGTAGAGTAGTAAATGCATGGTTTAATTTAAATGAATTAGATATAAAAAACTTTACATTTAGGAATGTAATTTATGTCGGAACTCCTTTAAATTCTTATTTCTATGTAAATAAGATAATTGATTATAATGTAATGGATAGACAATCCACTCAGGTTGAATTATTAAAATTAATAGATTATGATTCATTCACTCCAACTGAATTACCTCCTGTAAGACCTCAAGTAACTGGTAATACAAATATAATTAATGAAAGTGGAGCAACCGGAACAAATAATATGGTTGCAGGTAGATTCAGTAATATTATTGGAGGTAGTGGTAATTATATTGCGGATGGAGCAACTAATATACAATTAATTAATTGTACTGATGTTTCTGTTCAAGGTGATGTAACTAACTTTGTAGGAATAGGATTAAGTAATACTACAATTATTGGTTTAGATAGTGGTAAAACAATTAACAATAGTTATGTAGCACCTCCAACAAATCA